GGGTTACGGAATCCCACAGTTGGCTCATCGGAGGCAACTGCTTGACAAGCATGACAGGAGTTCCAGCGGTGATGCCACTGATTGGAATGCGGGCGATCGGAATCCATACGGTGCCGGAATTGTTCAAGATACTACCCGACGGTACCGTGGGGTCAGCCGCCGTGCCACTGGTGGCGGTGCCCTTCAGCACCGCGAGCGCGATCGTTTCGATGTTGTTCGAGTCTCGCGTGTATTTCACGCAGATTAGGTCGTTGCGGTTCCGTCCTGTGACTCCGCTTTCGATGGTGACGGTTTCCGCCGCGGTGACGCGTGCGTATCGTCCTTCGATCACAAGGTTGAGGACCGGGATGAGCGCTTTGTTTGCTGACTGCATGGTCACGGCGGGGAATTTGCCGTCGCTGCCTTGCAGCAGGTAGTTGCCGTTTCCGACCAGTCCGGCCTGCATGGCTCCTTGGTCGCTGGATGTGATGTGCGGAGCGCCGGCCTTGCCGGTGATGAGATTCATGGTCATGGTCATTCCTTCCTATCTGTTGTGTTGTTGAGGTATGCGGCGTAGGCGGCGTCCTGCGTGGCCGCCAGCGCTTTGAACGTCTGCCAGCATGCGGTGCAGACGAGCGCGCCCTGTGCGACTCCGTCGACGGTGGTGTGGGTGATGTCGTGCCAGTCGCTGGAGGTGCGTGGGTCACCGTCGGCGAGGTATGCGGAGGCGTGGCATCGGTCGCAGGTGTATCTGGTGATGTTCGTGGTTCGTGCCATTGATGTTCCTTTCTCTTTCAGGCTGTGCGCTGGTAGATGTGTCCCGGAAGGATGGTGTTGCATTCCTTCCAAGTGCCGCCGTAGGTGGTTCCCGGATTTGTTGTGGCGGTGGTCCAGTAGAGGGAGCCGACCGGGTGGGCGGCGATGAACGCCTGGCTTGCGCTCATGCCCGTCTCGCCCTTGTCGCCCTTCGGGCCGACGAGGCTTGTGTTCGAGACTGGCTTGAACGTCACGTTTTTCCCGGTGGCTGTGATCTGTGCGTACATCAGGTTCTTGCCGCCGTTGGTCATGGCGAAGAAGTATTCGCCTACGACCGGGGCACGGTTGAAACTGAGTGTCTGCCAGTCAAAATCCGAGCATGCGGACGTCCAGTATCCGGATAGTATGCGTGTGATGATCAAGGCAGGCAACCCGGTCTCGCCGCGTTGGCCGGCCTCTCCTTTCGCTCCGGTGGCCCCGGTCGCGCCAGTGGCGCCGGCAGGGCCCTGCGGTCCTTGCACTCCCTGCTTGCCTTGCGGTCCGGTGTCGCCCTTGGGGCCTTTGACGTTGCCGAGCAGAATCTTCGTCATATGCGCTCCTTACTTTCCGTCATTGATCATGTAGTACAGGTCTCCCGTCGCCGGATCGTAGGAGACGGGAGCCGCCGACGCGGTGGTCGTATCCGCGTACACGGCGTACAGGTCTCCGTTCGGATCGACCTGCAGTGTGAAGAATCCGGAAGTTGGCGCCGTCACGCCGCTGGCACCCTGCGGTCCTGTCGGCCCCTGTGGGCCCTGCAGTCCCTGCGCACCTTGTATTCCCTGCTTGCCTTGCGGACCAACCGGTCCGACCGGTCCTTGCGGGCCGGTGGACCCCGTTAGACCGGTTGGACCTGCGGGGCCTTGCGGCCCTGTAGGACCGGCCGCTCCAGCGTCGCCCTTCTCCCCGCGCAGGCCCTGCAGACCTTGTGGCCCCTCCGGGCCTGCCAAGCCCTGTGGACCGCGTTCACCGGCCGCTCCAGTCGCTCCTCTGGACCCGGTATCACCCTTCTCGCCTTTTTCGCCTTGCGGCCCCTGATCGCCTTTCTCACCTTTTGGCCCCTGCGCGCCCTGACCGCCTGTCGGAAGCCCCAGGTTCAGGGTCTTGTCGCTGCCATCTCCGGTAAGCGACGCGCTGGCCTGCGCGCCTGCTGCGAGCGTGTCCACCGAACCGATTCTCAGGCCGGTGATGTAGTCGCCTTTCGGCTGCTTGCCCGCCAACGCCGTATTAAGCGCACCGATGTCCTGTCTGGTCACGTCGGCGCTGAAGGTCCAATTATCAAGCTTGAGGCCGGCTCCCGCGTAGTAGGCGTGTCCGCCATCCCCGATGGAGGATTCTCCGCTGTTGCCGCCGGCGCTGGCGCCTCCGGATTCGTAGGTGACGGTGAGCACGCCTCCCGAAACCTTGACGATCTTCTTGGAGATCTCGGCAGTGACGACGAGGCCCGTGTTGTTGTCACGGCCCGTGACCAGGTCGCCAACGTCCGCGTCGATGCCGTCAGGAATGTCCACGTCGATGGTGCTGGTGTTCCGAAGTTCCTGGAATTTCTGCCTGCCCTTGTCCTCGAGCTCGTCGGCTTCGGCGTTGGACAACTCGTATGTGGCGGTGCGTTCGTCAAGCCCTTTGAGTGTCTGCGTGTGGCTGAACGTGCCGTTCGCGTCGGCGTACCAGTGGATGACGGTACGGTCCTTGAGTTCGCCCTTGCCCAGGCAGATGAGATGGTTGATAGGGTGCGCCGCCTGTTTGGCGGTGAAGTCGATGAGGTCCGAGTCGATGCTGTCGCCGATTGTGCGGACGGGCATGGCGCTCATGGCCACCTTGTCGCCGTCATTACGCAACCGGAGTTTGAGTCCGCTTGCCCTGAGCATCTTGACCAGACCGCTGTACAGGTCCACGTACCGGTCGAACCGGCAGGTGGTCTTGTGGTCGGCGCTTTCTTCGGTGACGGTGAACAGGCCTTGCAATCCCGCACGGCTGACGAGCGTGCGCATGATGACGGGAATCGTGCCGGACAGGGTGAGGTAATCGGTGTTCCTGTCCGGTTCGATGATCTTCGAGGCGAGCACTCCATGCCAGTCGCGGCCATGCCATGTGACGGCGGACAGGCCTCCGTCCACGTCGACATCCGTGTCGTCGATGATGCCGCCGTACTCGGTGCCGTCGATCATGATGCGGCTCCCCGCCTTGAGCGCGGCGTCTTCGACCTGCAGGTCGAAGTCGTTCTCCCCGCTACCGAACGCGAGGTCGAGCGTGTATGAGGCGTGGCTCGCCACGGGTTTGCCTGTGGCGTCGGTGACGATCAGGTCCATGGCGGTTCGCTCCTTTCCTCGCAGACCGTCAAGTCGAATTGGAATCCTCCCGGCCAGCTGATCGGCTGTGTTCCGGGCGCGAGCGGTTGGAACACGTACCGGCCGGAATCCTTGCCCGACCCTCGCACGGCCTGCGCGAAGCAGTTTGTGGCGAGACCTGTGCCGCTGACCATGGTGACGGTCCTGACATCGCCGGTGCCGTCGATTTCCAGACGCGAGCCGGATGGCACGGTCACGTCGACCTCGTACCGGTTGGTTCCGATGATGACGTACGGGTTTGTGCACGGTCCGAATATCGTGAGCTTGACCGGCTGCGGGATGGATGTGTCGTTGACGATCTCGGCACCCAATGCCATGCCGGCGAAATCATGCGGATAATCATATGGATAGTCAAGGTCGGCGGTTCCGGAATCGTATCGCGGCGTGAAATGCGTCATGGTCGGACGGCGCCACACGCCATCGGCCAGCACGATGGTCAACTGCGTCTCGACCATCGTGGGCGTGATGGATTGCGGTTCGCTTTTCGTGATCCACGCTTTGGCTTCCCATTCGCCGTCGGCCACGAGCGTGCCCGGGTTCCCGGATGCCATGTCGGCGTCCGAGAGGCGGCGCAATAGGTTGAGCGTCTCCGGAGAATCGTGGATCTTCACGGTGATGGTCGTCTCGCGTGTCTTGCGTGCGATGCCCGTGATGCCGCGCGAGACGAGGCTGTAATCCCAGATGCGGGCGCGCAGTCCGGTGAGTGTCTCGCCATAGAGCGGCCCTTCGAAACCGATCGACTCGCCTGTTGCGCCGCTCACGTAGCTCAGGGTTCTCATGCCACGCTCCTTACGAGTCTTGCGAAGTCACGTTGGGTGAACGGCCGGTCGTCGGCCGTCGCCGCTTCGACGGCTTCGATCAGCGTGTCCATCCTGCCGATGACGGTTTCCCATAGTCTGTCGGAATCCGATGGCGTGGCCGTGGTGACGTTCAATCGTCCGGTCTTCGCCCAGTCCGTACCGTCGAGGCTCATCGAGGAGACGAGCGAGTCCATGGACCGGTTGACCACGGCGGCTGAATCATCGATGCCCAATGCCATGCCTCGGCCGATCATCACGCCGACCTCGTCACGCATGAGGCGTGACGGCGAGTGGATGCCGAGTTTGCTTTTGACAGCGGAGATGGCGTCGTTGACGCCGGAGAGCAGGCTCGACGCGATGCTGCCGATCTTGCTCTGGATGCCGCTGACGATGCCGCTGACGATGTTCGCTCCGATGCTGAGCATGCGGCCCGGCAGGGAGGAAAGGGTGCTGACGATGTTCTGCACGAACTGCTTGCCGGCCTGCGACGCCTTGGTCCCCATCTGGGACGCCCAGTTGGCGACGCTGGAGATCGTCGCGGACAGCCAGGAGCCGATTCTTCCCGGCAATTGGGCGAGGAACGTGCCCACGCTCGTGAGGAACCGGCTGCCCGCCTGGATGGCCTGCGATGCCATGTTGGAAACCCACGCCGAGGCTGAGGCTACGGCTCCCGCGAGCCAGCTGGCCACATTGCCGGGCAGCTGGGTGAGGAACGTGCCGACGTTCTGCAGGAACTGCGTACCCATCTGTAGAGCCTGCATGGCCGTGGACGACACCCATGCGCCGATGCTCGCGGCGGTCGAGGCGAGCCATGCGGCCACGTTCCCTGGGAGTTGGGTAAGGAACGTTCCGACGTTCTGCACGAATTGCATGCCCATCTGGAGTGCCTGCGCGCCGAACGCGACCGCGTACAGCGCGATTGACGTGACGGTGTAGCCGAGCCAGTAGGCGATCGTCTCTGGCAGGTTCATGATCGCGTTGGCGAGGTTCGTGAGGAACTGTTGGCCTGCCTGCAATGCGGACTGGCCGAGGTTCACGGCCCATGATGCGACGGCCGACGCGGCTCCGGCGAGCCAGCTGGCGATGTTGCCGGGCAGTTGGTGGAACCATTGTCCGATGCCTTGGATGGCCGACGGGAGCGTCGAGGTGAAGAACGTGACGATGGTCTGGCCGATAGAGGTGACCTTGCCGACGGTCGCCTGCCAAGCGGATGAAAGGAACGACGTGAACGACGCCCACCACTGCTGTCCGACCTTGGTCTGAGTGAAAAACCATGTCAACGCGGCCACGGCCGCCGCAGCTGCGGTGATGAACAATCCGAACGGGTTGGCGTTCATCACCGCGGTGAACGCGACCTGCACGGCTGTCGCCGCCTTTGTGACTGCAGACCATGCGGTCTGCGCGGCGGTGACGATCTTCAGTCCGCCTGCCATCTCCTTCAAGGCCGGGACGATACCGCCCAATTGCATCATCAGATCGACCGTCTTGGAAACGCCGGTGGCGGCCGTCGTCAGTGTCTGCGCGCCGGTCGTGACGGCCGATATCGCGGTCGACACTCCCTTCAGTCCGGCCGAGACGATGTCCCAGCCCTTGACTGCGAGCAATGCGATGGTGATGGCCTTCAACGCGCCGGACACCAGTGCGCCGTTCTGCTGAGCCCACTGTCCGACCGACTGCAGCCATCCTCCCACCTTCATGAGCACGCCGGTCAAAGTGTTCAACAGTCCGGCGAAGCTCTGCGCCGCGGAACCGGCGGTGCGCGCGCTGTCGTTGAAGCCGAAGGCCTGCGAGACCGCGGCCGCCAATCCGGAAACCAGCGAGCCCAATCCGGAGATGACGCCGGTCAGGCTTTCAAGGAACGGCTGCAACGCGCCCGTCTCGATGAACGTGTTGACGAACGTCTTCGCCCATCCCGCCGCGTTCGACAACACCTGCGCGACCGAAGCGACCACTCCCGCGAGCGCGCCGGCGGTTGTGGAGAACATTGTGGCGGCTTCGCCGCCATTGTTGAGTCCACCTATGAGTGATGTGATTGCGTTCCAGAGGCCAGTGAGTTGGCTTTTGAGGCTGGCCGTCGCCGAGGCGAGCATCTGGAAACCGGGGATGTTGGCTAGTGTGTCGCTGAGGTTTTTGAGTTTCGCCTGTGTGGCGGGTATCGCGTTCTCGAGGCCTTGTTGGAGTGCCGCGCCGACCTTTTGCAGGGTTGGCGTGACGGCTGCGGTGAATGTGTCGATGAGTGGGATGGCTTGGTTGAACAGGCCGCGTAAGCCGTTGAGAACTGGTGTGGCGGCTGTTTCTCCGAGTCGGCTCAACGCGGCTTTCACGTTGGCCAGGGCGCCGGTGAATGTGGTGCCTGCGGATAGTGCGGCTCCGCCTAGGTCTTCCTGCATGGCGTCGGCGAAGGTTTGGAAGTCGATTTTGCCGTCCGAGACCATGTCGGACACTTCGGCGCTGGTCTTGTTCAGATGCTTGCCGAGCATTTGGAGGACGGGGATGCCGCTCGACATGAGCTGGAGCATGTCGTCGCCCTGGAGTTTGCCTCGGGCGGCGACGGAACCGAAGATCATGCCGATGTCGGTGAGGCTTCTGCCGCTGATCTGCGCGGTGTCGGCCACGGTCTTGAGGACCTTGGTGAGCTGGTCGCCTTCCTTGATGCCGGACGCTGACAGGCTGGCCGCGACGGTGGCGGCGTCACCCAGTCCGAAAGCTGTGCCCTTGACGGAGGCGAGCGCGTCGTTCATGATTTCGGTGACGCTCGCGCTGTCGTGGCCGAGGCCTTTGAGTTTGGCTTGCGCGTTCTCGATGTTGAGGGCGCGGGTGAAGCCGCCTTTGGCGGCCAATGCGGTGATGCCGCCGGCGAGGGTGGCGATCGCGCCTGTGCCGACCTTGCCGATTTTGCCGAATGCCCCGCCGATTTTCGAAATGAGGGTGTTGGAGCTTTTCTTGGAGGCTTTGTTGACGGCGTCGCCGATGTCGCCTTCGATGCTTTTGCCGAATCCTTTGCCGGATGGTTCGACGTGGACGTATACGACGCCGATGTCCTGTGCTGCCATCGTGTTTCCTTATTCGTAGGTTGGGATTCCGATGGCGGTCGGAGTCAGAGGTCGTCGTTGATGCGGAAGCAGGCTTTGAGCCGTTCCCTGTCCTCGCGTTGACGGCGGGTGAGGCTGTGCGTCGGGGTTGGCGGGCGGAGCGGGTCGTGCTCGTGGTCGAACCATGGGCGTTTGCGTTGTCCGGACAGCGTCCAGACCGCCTGTTCGGCTCCGTCGGGCGCGTAGACGGCGTTCTGCAACGCCATCCACGAGTGGCTCGTATGGTCTTTGAGGATTTCGCGGGTCAACGCCCAGGCGAGTCCCCAATCGACTCGTGGACGTTGGCCTTCAACCCATTCCCGGAAGCGTACGGGCCTGTAGATCTGCCCGTACGCTCGGATCCAGTCGTAGGCTAGTGCCGCGCGATTGTTGTTCCAGAGGTGGGCGAGGTAAACGCTTTTGGGTCCAGTCCGGATTCCTCGGCCCACGCCTTGATGGTCGCGGTGAGGTATTGGAGTGGACGCTTGGTTTTGCGCAGCACGTTCCAGAAGTTCGGCTGCATCGTCTGGAAGTATGCGAGGAACGTGCTCACGCAGGCCGTGATTTCCTCTTCGGACAATGCGGGCTTGCTCTTGACCAGGAGGATGGCCTGGACGAGTTCGATGGGCAGTTCCGCGTTGTTGAGGTTCGGCAGGTCGAGTTTGACGCCGGCGACCTCGAGGTGCACGTCGGGTTTGAGCTCTTCCGCTTCGGTCAGGTCTACGTCCACGACATGGTATTCTTTGTCGCTCATGTTGGCTCCGTTCGTTCGGTGGCGGTTAGTGAAATGGATCCCGTGCGTCCGACCGCCATCGTCCGCACGGGAAGAATCAATGAACTCACTTGGATGAGTCGATGACGAGGCCCCATGCGTGGAACTGCTCGCCGTTGGCGCCCTTGAGCATCTTGAACGTCATGCTGAAGTTCATGATCTCGCTGGATTTCAGGCTCACGTCGTCACGGTCGCTCACCTTCGCGTTGGTGCCGTACAGGAGGAACGGACGGTCCTGCTGGTCGAGCGCGACCAGCACGAGGATCCACTCCTTCTTCAGGCCTGCGCCCTTGATGCTGATGCCGCCGTCCGTTTCGACGTCCACGTCGAAGTAGGCCGACACCACATCCTTGCGGCCCTCCATGGCGGCGAGCTGCAGGGTCCAGTAGCCCGGATCCGTGTCGGACAGCACGATGTCGCCGTTGTGGGCCTTGTAGTCGGTGCTGTCGCCCGGTTCCGGATGCAGTACGGCGCCGTCCTCCGTGGAGTAGCCGATAGGCTTCTTGCTTACCGGCGGGGTCCAGGCCACTCCGGTCGGAGCCACGAACGTGCTGTCGCCCTTTGGGAACAGGAACAGCGCGTAGTTCTTGATCAGGCGCACGTTGCCTGCGGTGTTGCCGCTGGACACGTACCCGTAGTCGGTCGCGCCCTGCGCGGCGACGGTGGTTTTTTCATTGTTGTCAGACATTCGTCTGCACCTTTCCGTTCTTCGCGTGTGGCGGCACGTTGTCTTTGGTTGTGTTTCAGTTGACGGTGACCTCGAGCAGGAGCACGCCGTACGCGCACACCAGCCTCTTGTCCTCGTCAGTCATGCGTACCGGCCCGGATTCGAGTGACGCGTCGATGAGCGGCGCGACGTTTCCGAGCCCGATGATCTCCCTCGCGATGTCGGCCCACAGGCGTGCGGCCTTGTCCCAGTCGCCCGTATGGTCCTCTCTCATGCATCGCACGCTCAACCGCAGCCGCACGTACTGCGAGATTGGAGTGCTCATGCCCTGCATGGAGTCGGCCAGAGTGGCTTCGGTGAAGGGCGGTTCGAGGTCGGCTCGTTCGATGGTGTCGAACGTCACGTCCGGGAACAGTGTCCTCAGTTTGGGCAGGAGCAGCGGCTCCGTGCGGCGGGGAGTGACCGGGATGCTCATACGTGCATCCTGCCGAGCGTGTCCTCCAGCGTGCCGTGCGCCTTCTCCACCGGTGCCGGGCAGAGGATGGCCACGCCGCTGCGGTTCTTGCCGTCATGGTCGCGGACCATGCACCGGCTGTCGGTGACGGCCTCGTTGGCCGAGTCACGCATGCGCGAGCGCAGCGTCTCGTTCTTCAGCACCTGTTGGCTGAATGCCTTGCGGTTGAATACGAATCTGCATCGTTTGGCCATGCTTATCCTTTCCGTTCGCCTACGGTGATGACGTCGCCGATGTGGCGTCCGTGGATGTTGTTCCACACTTGCGGTTCGCCTTTGACGGGCAGGAGGATGCCTCTGACTTTGATCAGGTCGGTGGCTTGGATGCCGGATGGTTGGCTACCGCGGATGTGGATCGTGTATTCGATGGTCTGCGGGCTGGCGTTTTCCTCGGTCTGGTCGGTGGTGGAGTTTGGTTCGACCAGCGCCTGGAATGTGCCGACGCGGGCGGGTTTGCCTTGGATGGGGTTGCCGTCCGTGTCGGTGGTGGGCTGGCCGCGCCAGATTTCGATGGTTTCCACTAGGATGTCTCCCCCGTTGCCATGTCGACGCTGAACGCGCGTTGCGCGTTGATGCCGAGGATGCGTTTCTCGTCGTCGCGCAGCCAGAGGTCGCCGGTGGGCGCTCCGAAACTGTATTGTTCGCTGAAGCTGCCGGTGGTCTGGTTCATCTGCGTGATGCCGCCGGGAATGTCGTACGGGTCGGCCTGCATGATTCTGCGGACGATGTCGCAGGTGATCTTCGTCAGCAGGCGTGGCCGTTCTTCGAGGAGCCGCTGCCAGATGGGCGAGCGTTCCTTGATGTAGTCGGTCACGTCCGCGAGATGCGTGTCGGCTTTCTCGCGTTCCTCGTCGGTGAGCTTGTGCCATCTCCGTTCGAGGTCGTCGGAGGTGGCGAACATGTCGGGTTCGTCCGTCATGGTCACTTCTTGTCCGGCAGTTTGACCGCCCCGGCGGATACGAGGCCGGCGATGATGTCGTCGAACTGTTTCGCCAACGTGTTGAACGCGGTGACGAGTTTGTCGAATTCGTCCTTGGTCGGAGTGTCCGCCGCGGCCTCGGCGATGTTGCTGTCGACGTTGCCGATCGCTTGTTCGGGCGCGTACTGCTTAATGCCGCCGAGGGTGTCCTCGCCGGCCGCCGGCAGCTCGTAGGCGCTGGATCCGGCGGAGAAGTCCGTGCCATCCTTGTTGACAAGGCTCACCTGCGCGTCCAACGGTCCGATCGTATGCTTCTTCTTACCTGACGGATTGACCACAAGGGTCTGGATGGGGAAACTCATCGTTCACCTCATTCCGTGGCCTTGAGTACGGCGAACGCCTTCGGATCGATGATCGCGAACGCGTACATCGCCTCGGTGCGGTATGCGATCTGGTTATGGGCCTTCAGGTCCACGCCGGTCTGGTCCGGATCGCCGTAGGCGATGATCTCGCTGGTCAGATCGCGGACCATGCCCCATTTGATGAGGCTGAAATCTCCCATGAACGCGAGCACCTTCGTCGGGGTCTTGGCCAGTCGGCCGTTGACGGTTCCGGAGGTCGCGGCGGTGATGCCGTCCAGGCTGCCGGCCTGCAGGTTCAGCGGGATCTCCGGGTAGAAGCGCATGCCGGTGGAGGGGACGCGCAGCTTGCGCAGGCGGGACGCCCAGGTCTTGGACAGGGCGACACCGTTGATGTCGTAGGAGTCGTTCAGCGCGTCGGCCAAAGCGTCCACGTTGCCGATCTCATCCTCGGTGGCGATCACCTGCACGGCGGACGTGCTCAATGGGTCGAATCCGGAGAGCGCCTCACCGGTCTTGGGGTTGATCGCATGGTAGCTCACGTAGTCGAGGGCGCGGCCCAGTGCGGCTGCCTGATCGGCCTGGATGCTGCGGATGATCTGCAGCTGGTTGTCCTCGTCGGCCCACTGGAGTTCGCTGGTGACGCGGGTGGTGGTCTGCACCTTGAAGCGCTTCGCCACGACGGAGTCCACGGTCTGCTCGTAGCTGCTCTTGACCGCGCCTTCGGCCACTACCTCGGCTTCGCTCTTGCCGTTGAACACGAGGTAGTCGGCGTCGGAGAAGATCTGTGGCGTGCTGGGGCTCAGGGACGCGATGGTGCTGGTGTCCTTGGCCTTGTTCACGATTTCGGTGGCCACGCTCACGGGGAGCTTGATCTGGTCTGTTTTCATCGCCATGATGACTTGTCCTTTCGGATGGTTGGGTTATTCGCCTAGGAGCTGGTGGATGTACGAGAGCTCTTCGGCGTCCTTGTTGTTGTTCTGGTGCGATGGAGAGCCCGTCTGGTTCCTCACCTGAGGCGGCTTGGATGCCGGATGCAGCGCCGCGTGCAGGAGGTCCGCATGCGCCTCGAGTTCCTCCTTGGTTCCGCCGCGCAGCAGTTCGGCCGGAACGTCCTTGTCTTTGGCGACTTCGGACACCCATTCCGCGTGCTGCTTCTCGGCCGCGGCGTCGTCGATCTGCTTGCGCAGCGCCGCGTTCGATTCCTTGAGTTTGTCGATTTCGCTCTTTCCGGCGTTCTCCATCTCGTCGAGTTTCATGGCCTTGGACTTGAGCTCGTCGTAGTCCTTGTACTTGCCGCGCTCCTTGGCCAGTCGCTTCTCGACGATCTGGTCGACCTGTTCCTGGGTGAACGACCTCGGCTCACCGCCGTCGCCACCGTCATTGGAACCGCCCTCGTCGCCACCGCCGTCGATGAGACGGATGTGTGCCGGGAATCGGAATCTGATGGACATGCTGCTCTCCTTTGCTGTTTCCCGTGGATTCGAGTTCGACCGCGCCACGGTGCGCTGTATGGTCCTCCCACGCGATACGGCGCATGGTCGCCGCCAACCTGAATGGCTGGCCGAGTGGTGGATGCAGGATTCGCACCTGCGCGGCTGTGAAGCGCCCGAGTTACAGTCGGGTCCATTCGTCTGCTCTGGCAATCCACCGAAATCAATGGTTTTTGGTAAAATAGAAGTACCGGAGGTCCCGTGCAGACTTGAAATAATAGCCTATTCGTGCGGGAGTGCCTCCGGGTTTTTATTGCAGCTCGATTTCTCTCATCCCGTTGTTGTCCAATAGGAACAAACGTCTGATCTTGTTTTTCTTATGCAGCGCGTTATAGCGGGAAAGTTGCGTCACCAGTTTCTCCGGAGCCGAGTATCCAGTGAGATCCACAATGAATGCATCCTTCACGACACCATGCTGCTCGGCTTTGGATACCGCTTTTGAGATGTTCTTCGAAATGGATCCGTAGTCTGGGCGTTTTTGCCGAGATGACTTAACCTCGCACTCAAGGTCTTGCTCAATCCATTTCAAGTCATTCGTCGATTTGTGCCCCAAAGTATCGCGTGGAATCCATTCGTAATGCTGTCCGAGTGACTTGAAATGTTCCAGGAACACGATTTCATGCATCTCAAGGACGTCTGCGTCTACTGGGACGCCAAGCGCCTTCTGCCTTCCATCCCATCCTTTCTTGCTTAATGATTTCTCGTCGCGCATGCCGGTGAAATCATGTTCGACTTTGAAAGACGCACGTTTCTTCGGCATGATCCCGTCGCTCAATTGCTTAGGGAACTTATGACGCATAACGAATGTGACGGCATTCGCGTCGGCCGAATCCAACTTGATTCCGGCTTCCTCGGCGGAGGACTTCCAATTCTTTCCCAATGCGTTGCCGTTGATGGCTTGCACGGCCTGATCGTACATGGCTTTATACTTCGCTTGGTCATAGCCGAAGATCTTGTCCTTGCCCCAGCTGCACACGGGAATGCAACGGCATTTGCCGTTATGGAAAGAGCCGCCGAAGTCCGCGCTTTCCTCACTGGTGTATGCGAATCCTCGGCTGGCGAGCATCACGCAAAATGCACAAGGATTGGAGCCTCGTGGGACGCGTGCCCATCCAGGATGCGTCTCGTCGGCGTCGCGGTTGTTCTGCGTGGTCAATCGTACAGACCTGCTCATCATGTCGGCAATGAACTGCTGCCAGTCGTCCACCGTCTTCAGGTCGGGCCAAAGGTCTTCAACAGTCAGCCCGTTGGCGTTGCCATGCTTCAAATTAGTGTAGTTATGCCCATTCCAATCGGTTCCAGTGAAACCGCCTACCTGACGGTATAGCACTTCATATTCGTCGCAAGTAGATGAGACGTAGGGCGGCATTTTGATGCCGGCGTATTTCTGCCACAGGTTCCTGGTGTCAGTGTAGTACCTGCGTGATCGTTCGGACGCATCGCGGGTGTACCTGAGCACTATGTCTTGTCGTTCCAACGGTTTCGCGGATTCCATCGCGTCGGTGGCGTCGTCTGTCAGATTCTCAAGATCAGTCTCGTAATCCCTATGCAGTTTCTCCAGTTTCTGACGAAGCTGCGCTTTCGCCGGTTCCAGCAGATCCAGATTGTTCAGATCCATCCGTCACCTCCGAGGACGCCGCGCTTCTGTCCATGAGCTGGTCGATGCGTTGTTCCGATTTCTGCCGTTGCTGGTCGGCGCGTAGGCGGGTGATTTCCTCGCGGGTCAGGCCGAGACGTTCGAGTCCGACATCGGAGTCGGCGTAGCCGGTGATCTTGTCGGCGATCTTCGTGAACGCGTCGGCGCGCGCCGCGTCGGAGATTTCCCTTGTGGGCGCCCATACCGGATGCACGTCGCGCATGGAGTCGGGTATCGTGTTCGCGCCTTCGCGCAATGCCACGGCGATGCCCATGGCCCGTTTGAGTTCCCGTCCGAAGGCCACGTTCTGCTTGTCGGCGATGCGCGTCAACCGTCGTTCGGCGGATGCCATGGCCTCGGCGCTGGTCGGATTGTCCAACGTGATGCCCAGATAGTCGACCGGCACTCGGGTCTGCGAGGCGACGAGCATGGCCAAGGTCTTGAGCATGTCCGAATGGGGCGTCATGGACGCCTGCTGCACCTGATGCAGTTGGGGAAGCTCTCCGTTCTCGTCCGCGGTGATCGCGTTGATCGCCTGGATGAGACTCGTCCATGTGTTGCTGCTGAACGCGTCCCTGTTCGCTCCGATGAACCAGAGTTTCGGAACGGAATAGAATTCGGCCGACGCCTCCATGCGGACCACGGTGCGGAATCCGGCGTCGACGAGGCTCATGAGCGAACGGCTGATGCGGCTGTGGCCGAATGGCCGGTCCATCTGCCTGTCGTAGGCGAGCGCGACGGCAGTCGGCTGGTCGAAGTTCGTTTCGTTTTTCTCCGCCCGCCATGGGGTCAGGTGGCCGGAGCATTCGTAGACCTTGCCGGGGAGCCACACGTTGAACGCGCAGATTCGTCCGTCCTTGTCGTCCTCGGTGATGGTCAATGCCGCGGCCAGACGGTGGTTGCGTCGGTCCCAGATTCCAGCGGACCAGTCGGCGGAGCGTGGGATCATGCTGATCCGGTCCGGATTCTCCGGGTCTGCGGCGATGGTCAGGAAGCTGCATGAGTGCTTGTAAGCGGATACGATCAGTTCTGACGTGGCCACGTCCAATTGGTTGTCCTCGAACAGGTCGTTGACGCCCATCGTGTCGTCGCCGGATACGCTGAACCCTTCCAGGTCGCTCAGGTCGCTCAATGATCGGACGGCCAGTTCGGGCCATCCGATCATCGCCTCGACCTTGTTTTTGATCTGGTCGGGGATGGAGATTCCGAAGTCTTTGAATCGTTCCTTGCAGTCGTAGTAGGCTCCGCGGATCAGGTTGCGTGGGTATTTCTCACGCCACACGCGCAACAGTTCGTGGATGATGGGCATGTCCTCGTCGTCGACGCCGAGGATGGTGCCGACGTTTCCGCTTGCGGTGTCGAGGTAGCTGCTGCCGGTGAATTTCGGAGCGACACTTACCGTTGTGCCGTCGGCCATGTAGAACACCATCAGAACATCACCTCCTGTCGTCTTCCCGGATGTCGTTTCGTCGTGAACGCCCCATACAGGGCGAGAGTGGTGGACACGAGCGGGGTTATGTCGACATCGCTGCCGAGTTTGTTCCAGGCGATCGCGCCGGACTGTCCAAGAGGCCGCGTGGTGGCGCCCTTGACGGCTGCGGCCAGCTGCGGCTGGTATTCGTCCCGTGGATGCTTGAGCGTTCCGGCCTTGAGCATGTCGAGGAAGCGTCCGCACGCGCGGCCCATCTCCTGCATGTTCGTCACCGTGACCCTCACATGCGCCTTCTTCAGTTCGGGCAGCAGGCTCATAGCGGGCGACTGCGCGTCGATGACCACGCTGGCGGTCTTCGGCCAATGTTCGGCGAGCCAGTCCACGGCCCACATGGTTCCCGCCTGCCGTGCGTCCTTGATGTTCGCCATCTGGATGACGGCCGAACCGTCCGCGTACCGTAGCGCGGCTCCGATGGTCAGCACGCTCCTGTCCGGAGGCATGTCGATGCCGAAGCTCACGGTTCCCCCATCAGGCACGTCGTCGATGGCCGCGGCCTGCCACAGGTCCGGGCTGATGGCGTACGCGGTGGCGGTCTCATCCCATATGCCAAGCGCCTCGCGACGGAACGAATCCTCGGCAAGGAGATTGCGCATGCGCAGTATCGCCTGTTCGCTGGTGCGTTTCGGATATGACGGGTTCGCTTTCGCCCACGCGGTCCGGTCGTCCAGGTCGCAATCGCGGTCCGCGCCGAGCTCCACGTAGAGCATGCCGTCCGAATTGCCGGACAACGCGGTCGAACGTTTCTCCTCGAAGGCTTCGCACTGGTCTCCCGGCTTCGGAGGGTTACCCATGAACACGATCAGCGGATTCGGGCTCGTGTTCACGATCGGAATCAGGTTATCCAACGCCTTGATGGTGAGGATCTGAGCCTCGTCGAACACCTCGATGTCTGCGGAGTGCAGGCCTCGGCCGAAGCCGTTCTCGCGGGCTCCGAACATGATGCGGCTGCCGTTGGTGAAACGGATCTCCTGCTGTCCGTTCGCTCGGCGCACGTTCCGCACGTATCTGGAAAGTTTCGGATTGCGGGTCAGGTCGCACATATCGGCGAATGTCTCGTCGGAGGTGCGCGTGTGGTGCGCGGTCCAAATGACCAATGTTCCGGCGCGCCCGGCGCACAGGATGAACATCGCGGTTCCGACGGTGAATGTCTTGCCGATCTGTCTGCAGCTGGACAGGACCGCGCCGCCGGACCCGCATGCGTACTTGCCGTCGGAGCGTTTGGCGAACAGCAGGTAGAGAAAGCCTTTCTGCCAGAGGTCGTAATGGATTCCGGCCTTGACCGCCGCGCTGTTGATCAGTTTGAAGTCACTCGACGTGACGCCTTCCGGCTGCACGAGCCGTTGGGCGATTTCAGACAATCGACGCTCCGACATCCTCCGCCACCTCCGTCACGTCATCGTTCATGTCGAACAGACTGCCGGATTCCTCGGCCATGCGCATCCGTTCGTCGAATTCTGCAAGCTTGCTGCTAATCGACGGCAACGCGTTGGCCGGTGTTGAGGGAGCATGCAGAGCCTCACGCAGTCTTCCGACGATTTCACGGAGCGTGTCCTCATGGGAACCGTCCATCATGCGTTCGAAGTTTCGTCTGTCGAGTTCCTGTTCCGGTTTTCTCTTCGCTTTAGCAGGCTTGCTTTTCCTTGTCCGAGCTGGATTGTTCTTTTTCCGACGATAATCCGCTTTCTGGCGGCAGGACTTGGAACAGTACTTCTGAGGCCGCCCATGGCCGGAAGGCTGGAATTCCTTGCCGCAGAGTTCGCACTTCATCGGCGTAATCCTCGCTTTCCGACCTTTCGTTGTTTCCCCTGTTTCCGACGTTTGAATCCGCGGGGAGAAATCGGCACTGCACCCGAGGCGACCGGAAGGGGGTATACCCGGGGTCCCCGCCCTGGTCATCGGAGATCAGATACCGAACGTTTTGAACGGCATCGAACTTGATTTCACTTCCTGTCTGCCAGCCAGCAGCGCTCGTGCGTGTTCGTCTGTCTTGTCGCTCTTCATCCTGTTGCATCTGCGGTGCGTGAGCCTGCAGTTAGTGAAGCTGTATGGATTGCCACCGCGTGAGACTGGTATGAGTTCGTCGACTTCGGCGCTCATCGGATGTGGTGTCTTCAATGTCTTGTCGACTGGCTTGCCGCAGATGGCGCACACGTCGTATGCGGCCAGCACTCTTGCCCTGAGCTGTCTGCGCCGCCAGCCGTTGCTGACGCGCTCGTTGCGCCGCTTGCTCATGTGGCCTCCCCACATGCATGAGCCCCGGGGTGCCGTGGATTTGCCGACGACTGTCTTCGCTGTCGGCTTGCCGGAATGCCGACAGCGAGACCCGTATATGGCCCCTCCCGTGTCTCGCGGGGGCTCCCCATCATCTGCGAATACCCATCCCGGATTTGTCAATACCCCCACCCCGGTTTTGTTTCATACCCCGGAGTCTTTAAACATTCGGATTCGCACGCCTGTTCTTGCGTGCCTCCTGCCGCCGTCTTATAGCGGCAGGCATCTGATAGACATAATTCAAAAACGTTGCAAGAAATCCGAGCATATCATCAGCATCCTCCTCACTGACCGGTTCAGTGAAATCGCCGTGAGCCATGTCATTGCCGAGATAACGTATCTCATGCGCCTCATCTTTAATCTGCTCGCTGATCACGCCATTGGCTGCCAGCTCATCAATTTTCGAAGCGAGATTGCCTTTCGTCACTTTCTTGTCTTTGGCCGTCGCTTCAAGTACGCTGCGGGCCATAAGGATCGCAGCTCGATAGGAACGAATACTAAAGCAGGCATATGCCTCGCTAGCAGCATCTGCGATATGTTGCGGCACGTCTTCGAACTCCTTTCCTAAAGGCTCATCTGGGAGCCAAACGAACGGTTGACTCCCGTCGTTCTTAGAAAATACCGAATTCGCATCGAAACGATCAAAGCCATCGTCTACATACGCAGCCATTAATGCGATATTCGGATATCCGCAATAATCACATTTGAAGAAAGCAGCCCAAATCGAATCCTTATCGGTTTGATATGAGTCGCCCATTCTGGTCATGTGCGCAACTTGATGACAGTGCCAGCAGGTTCTTGAAGCCATGCCATTGATTCTACGCTTAGATGCCTTCGGCGGGATTCGAACCCGCGTCCACACGCGGCCACAAGGAAGAGAATCCAATAAAGACTCGCGGCCGGTGCGATCTGCCACTGATTCCTACGAAGGCATGGACAGGCGATTTGAGCATCACCGCATCACGTAAACGCGGGATTGGCTTGCCTGCCACTGTTGATGTATGCCCACTCTGACGTGGGTGGGCGGAGCGTGTCCGATATGCCGTTCGGACAGGACGGGCAACAACCCAGGGAGTTAGGAGAATCCAAGGTGGATATGAAAAGGGTTCAAACCAAGTCACCTCGGTTTGAACCCTCTAATCCACTGACAATTATGCCTTGCACTTCGAGAAACGTCAAATCGAGTCGCGTCGGGAAAGCTGCCTGTGCACGTCGGCGAGACGGTAGAGCGGCTGTCCCTTCCCGTTCTTGCCGGCTGGTTGGATCCTGCCACGACTGCGCCACGAGTAGATCGTGTTCACGACGCATTGGAACCCGCATTCGCGCAGGAGTTCGGCACATTCCCCTGCCGTGAACGCTTTGCCGGATGCGATGCACTCCTTCAGGAAGCCAAGCCGCACGTCCACCACGCGGTAAGTGCCGCCGCATACGGGGCAGGTGACCTCGACCGCGTCGATGGGCGCCGACAGTTCGACACCGCACAATGGGTTCGGGCATCTGCCGATGCCGTGCTTGGAAGGCGGCACGTCGATGATGGACAAGGTCTTGCGCGCCAATGATTCCCAGTCGTGCCAAATGATGTCGATGTCCGGAATCCGGTTCAACCGTGGACATGCGGCGCAGACGCTCAAACATTCCAGCAGGGACGGGTGGATCCGGCCGTTCGCCCATGGCATCGCCGATGGCGCGTACAGTCTGCGCCACAATGCGACCGCCATGTCCCCGACCTCCTGCATGTGGTCGAGCACCGGCAATCGGATTGGCGTCGGCGCTGCTGGAAGGTTGACGCGTCCAGGCTGGCGGCCTCCGTAGTGCGCGGTCGAGTCCAAGAACTCATGCAGCGAATCCAACCATGATGGATATTCCCGCAGCCAGCCGCGCATCAGCCCATCGCATCTCGCGCACATGGTGTCGCCGACAGCGCATTCTCCGCCGCAGACGAGGCACACGCCGGCGAGCGCTGGCTTGTTTTGTTTGGTTTGTGCTGGTTGTGTCTGGTTTGGTGTTGGTTGGGATTCGTTGTTTTGTTCGTTCATTTGTTCGATTCCCTCCGGCGTGGTAGTCTTCTGGTGGTGTCAGGAGCCCGGCCGGAAGGTCGGGTTTCTTGTTATTCGTGGTGTTGTTGGATGATCGCTTTGATTTCCTCTTTGGGGATTTGTGGCATCAGTGGCGCGATCTCATCGAGGCTGTATCCGGCCTGATGCCATTTGACGATCATGTCCATGAGGGTTTTCTTCACTTTCATTTCGTTTCCCTTCGCATTTGCTGGATGATCGTCTCGTATGGTTTGCGGTGGAAGATGCGTATCCACCATTCGGGGCGGCGGCCCCATATGGTTTTGACTTCGGTGAGGGGAAACCATGATACGTACCATTTTTGGCAATTTCCGCAGTACAGCACCTCGCCTTCCTCCTTCGGTCTGGGATGCTCATGGTCGAACGCTGGCGGCCTTGGCACCAAATAACTTCGATTGCTCATTTCGTGTCCTTGAGTGTGATGCGTTTCATTCCCTCTCCACCTTCGCCTCGTTAATATCGGCGTCGAAAAAATCGATGATGAGATTGCAGATGGCGGCCGCCGACGTTTTGAGCTGGGCTTTTTCCTCTTCGTTTTCGGCTTTGATGGCGAAAACGCCATCCTTACTGTTGAAATTGATTCTCATTTCGTGTCCTTCGTGGTTGGGCGGACGGTGAATGCGACGAGTCCGGTCTCGGCATGGAACACCTTGGCCGGCTCGCCAGTCCTCAAGGACATGGCCTGCGCGTAGTCGCCGGCATCGTCGATGTTCTCGAACGTTCTGACGCCTTCCGTGGTGACGACGTTGTAGCTCATCTTGCCGGCTCCTTGTCCGCGCCGCTCACATGGCTCCAGTCGCAGGACAGGCCGGCCTGCTTGCTGTTCGTCGAGTAGACGATGCAGTCCACTTTCCTCGTGTCGGTCAGGGTGATGACGCATTCCGTGAATACGTCGGCCCCGGCGGAGCACTGCGAGTCGACGGACCTGACCGCATACGCTGGCGTGGAAGGCCCCGACGCGCTTCCGCATCCGGCGAGCGCCATGCATATGACGGTGATGGCGAGTGTGATGCGTGTTGTTTTTCTCATTTCGTTTCCTCCTAGTGTTTGCGCCATTCGCCGTTGGCGTATCGGTTCCATCCTCGGATCGCGGTTTTGATGCTGTCGTCCGGGGTGGTGATCCAGATGGCGTTCGGACATCCATGGCATCTGGCGATCCAGATGCAGCGCATCGTGGCTCCGATGATCCGGGCGTAGGGTTCGATGCCGGGTTTCCTCGTGCCGCAGTAGGGGCATGGACTGGTCCTATGCCATTTCCTGGCATGCGATGTGGTGTTTGTCATGGTTTGCCTTCCGTGATGACGACGGCGCGGATGCCGTCCGAGGTTTTGTTCGTATGGTGGCGCAGGTCGCAGTCGATGACATGCAGGCCGATGCCTCGGTATTTCAGGACCGCGTGGACCGGACTCAACCGGATCAGATCCAATGGGCCGTCCAACGTGACATCCATGCCGGTGAGCGCGATGCATCGACGGCCGATCAGGTCGGCGGGATTCCGGTACTGCCACGCCATATGCGTCTGGACCGTCATGACCTGCCTCCCATCCAAGCGACCAGGACGGCCGCGCACAGGAGCATCATGGCGGCCACGGTCATCACCATGCTCCCTTCAGAAGCTTGCGGTACCACTTGTAGTCGTTGATGTCGCGTCGGATGCAGTCGCGCACCCTATGCGTGCCGGAATGCGTCCCGTACGGGTCTTCGGGGCAGTCCAGGAAC